GACGTGAGGGGCGGACCATTTACCGGATCGTTGGTGGCAACCGCCTCCGACATGATGAGTTGGGCGAAAACGATGATATTGAAGTTGCGCGATAACCCGGCCATCGTGCCGGGGGAGGAACCATGAGGGGCGGCTGGCTCAGATACAGGTGTCGGACGTGCGGCGAGACATATGATCACCTTCACACTCCCGATGTCGCTGTTGCAGTAGCGGCAATAGCGGAGACGCACGATCACGTCTATAGGTTGGCTGGGTGCGGGTTTGTCCCCGGACTTTTCAATACGCACTACTGTCTCAACGGACTCATTGGTCTTGCAGATTTCACGGGGGCGAGGCTAGACACCAAGGAGGACAAGCCATGAGGATCACGCTGTTTCTGGTAGCGGCGTTGGTCGCGCTCGCCGGGTGCGGGGCTACAGTCCGACCGCCCATTGTCTGGACCGTGGCCGGGACGATGGACGATGGCGAGGATTGCATCGCCACGAACGACACGACGCCCTGGCCCGCGACGGCGAGCCGCACGCTCATCGTGCAGGCGCGGCGGGTCGGCACGACGACATGGGCCGAAGTGCTCCGGGTCGCGGCGGCGGCGGGGACGATGCAGCCGGAGATCGCGGTTGCGTCGTTTGGAATGTGGGAGATCAGGGGCATGGTTGCAGATTCGACTGGTGCCGGATGCTGGAGCGATACGGTGTCACGTATCGCCATGACTCGGCCGAGCAAGGTGGGTGCGCGGTGATCTGGAGTCGTGAGCGCCGTGGCGTGACGTGGCGCGTCGAAATCACGCGCTTCGGTCTGTCGGTGGAGCGCCGGACGATGTTTGTGGCCAGAGTGGTCGGGCTAAACGTGCCGATGATCTGGTGGGGCAAGTGGGTCACCATGACAGAGGCCATGCCGAACACAGCGACATCGCCAACGATTGATTCGCTTCGTGAGATGGCGGCGATGCTGGAGCGTGACCGATGATCCCCGCCTTGCTGCTGGCTGCTGTTGCGGGGGGATTCTCCCCCGCGAGCGGCGCTGGGGCGCAAGTGCGGCACATCGTGATCCTGCCGCGCACCTGCCACGTTGCGCGGGTCAGCGGCGAGGTCGCGGCGCGGGGCGCGGGCGTGCTGGAGTTCATGACGGTTGGCCCTGTTACGGTGACAGTCGTGTCGTGTGGGGCGCAACCAAGCAGGGTCGGGGCAGAATGATACTCGGGGCCGATGCGCGTAGCCTACCGCTGCGAGACGCAAGCGTTCATTGCTGCGTCACGTCGCCGCCGTACTGGGGGTTGCGGGACTACGGGGCGGCAACTCAAATCGGCCTTGAGGGTACGCCCGATGAATACGTTGCCACGATGGTCGCGGTGTTCCGCGAGGTCTGGCGCGTGATGCGCGACGATGGAACGCTCTGGCTGAATCTGGGGGATTGCTACCAAGACAAGAATCTCATCGGCATTCCCTGGCGCGTGGCGTTCGCCCTACAGGTGGACGGATGGTATCTCCGCTCCGACATCATCTGGGCGAAACCGAACCCGATGCCGGAGAGCGTGACGGACAGGCCGACAAAATCGCATGAGTACGTTTTTCTGCTGTCGAAGTCAGCTCGGTATTACTACGACGCCGACGTCATTGCGACACCGCCGGCAGAGGCGAGCGTTGCGCGGTTGTCGCAACGCAACCTACATAACCAGCGAGGTTCTTATCGGTGCCCCGGAAAAACGAACGGTCCCATGCGAGCGGTTCTTGGAGGACGGAACAAGCACGCGGGATACGAGAACAGAATGATGTCCGGGCGAGAAGACGATGGGCGTTACCTGGAGCGGGGCGTGAACATGCGGGATGTTCTTACGTTAAGTACCGCCTCTTTCAAGGGGGCGCACTTCGCGGTGATGCCTGAGCGTCTTGCAGCGATATGTGTCCTCGCCGGATGTCCAGAGGGCGGGACGGTTCTTGACCCGTTCTGTGGTAGCGGCACGACCGGGGTTGTTGCCGCTAAGTATGGGCGGCGGTTTGTTGGCGTGGACGTCAGCGCGGAGTTCTGCCGGATGGCGTTCAAAAGAGTAGCGCCGCACTACTCTCAGGGCGGGTTGTTAGCGCCGTGCGGGTCCGCGCCGGGGAAGGTGGGGGCGAGATGAAGCGAATCATCGGATGGGCGATGTTGTGGATACCCGCTGCGGTGTTGGCGGTTCTTGCGTACCATGCCGGGGTCTTGTGGCCCGCCCTACTTATCATCGGGGGTGCGGTCGTGGTGGCAGCGTGGATTTTTCTCGGGATCTGGTTGGTGTCCGAATGACCGCCCGTTGCGCGTGGTGCGGTGGGGACAATGGAGAGCTAGTCTGGCTCACGGAGTTCCTGGTGTGGCTGCACAACACGCCAGAGTGCGCTGCGGGCTTCTTCCGGCGGGGGGGGGTGACATGAGGTGCCCCAAGTGCGGGAATGAAGTGCTCTGGGCCGATTACGCCTCAACCACAGGCGGTTTCAAGATCACGGAGGGGTGCGGCGCTTGCGGGTGGTCGCAAGAGCGCGAGCCCCCGAAGGAAGAATACGTCATTACCGGGTCGGGTGGGCGCTTCTGGTTGGAGCGTGCGGGCAAGCGACCGGACCCGATGATCCCGGACAGAGAGTGGCCGGAGGACTGAGGGGGATATGGGGAAGGTGAAGATCACGAAACTGAGTCCCGGAGAATCGCGCTCCAGCGGGTCCTTCCCGCGCTCGGCGAAAGCCGAGCCTGCGAAGACCCATCCATCGAAGTGGTGGGTCCACATACCTGTCATTGACGCGCCGACACCGTCCGGGCGTATCGCCTTGGGCGCTTCCGGGAAGAGGAGCGGTAGGCGATGAACAGAGATCGGGTGAGGTTCTTCTACTGCGGGTTCGACCCCGGCTTGGAGCGAACCGGCGCCGTTCTCGTCAGAGCGGAGGCAGCCAACGGTCCCTTTGCGATGGTGGAGTGGGCCACGTGGTCCGAGCCCCCGGACAACTCGATGTCCGACCAGCAGCGGATCGCCCGCCTTACGGACGATGCTTCAGAGTGGGCCGGTAGGGTCATGAACAGCACCGACGTCTGCGAGTCGGACGCCCTCTATGTCGCCATCGAGTACCCCACCACGGCGAAGAACGTCGCCTCCCTCATGAAGCAGGCCGGGATCTTACAGTCCCTGTGGGAGAAGGTGAGGCGATCCATCCCAACGCACGGGGTTGTTGTCGTCGTCAGTCCGTCCCGGGCGAAGTTGGCCATGACCGGATCGGGTACGGCGAAGAAGGCGGTGATCGAGGGGTACGCTGCCCGGTACATCCAAGGGTTCCCGAATCTGGAGGATCCGCACATGAGCAAGTCGAAGAGGGAGGCTGTTGCTGATGCCGCAGCCATTGCGATGGCCGCGGCGTCTTACCACAAGTCGCGCTTGGTCGTCGGTGCGGGGTCGTCCTTCATCCCATCGGGGCGGTCGGCGGGCGCACCCGGCAAGGACGGAGGGTTCGGCAGGAGGTCGGGGCGCGGGAGGCCGCCCGGCCTGATCTCCGGCCAAGTGTCGCTGGAGACCTTCCACGCCATCACCGACCTGACCCAGACCCTCAAGAGGGGACCCTTCATCGAGGAACTGTGCGCCGCCCTCAAGGTGCACAAGGAGACGGCACGGGCCCGGGTGATCAGCCTCCACAAGAAGGGGTTCGTGAAGCCGTGGACGAGCAGGAAGGACCCCATCGTCCTCTCTCACCCGATTGGCTCGGCGATTCCTCCAGCACCAGACGCCATGACCACCCTTGAGAGGGCGGCCCTTGTCTACATCCTTGACTACTGGGACCGTGAGGGTCAGGCCCCCCTTCTCCATGAGATCGGGAAGGCCATCGGGGTCTCACGCGGGAGCGCCCACTACCAAGTGAAGCGCCTCATCGGGCACGGCCACCTCATCAGGGTGCGCGGCGCTACGAGAGGGATCGAGCCGACGCCGGAGGCCAGACTGTGGCTCTTGGGGGTGAAGTAGAAAGGGGCGCCGCCGCCCCGCGGACGGAGGATGAGGCTGACGGGGCGGCGACGGTGGTGCCAATAGGGAATCTACACGGGATCCCCGGTTTCGTCAAGGGCTACTTTACGGGCGCCATGCCGCCCAGAATCAGGCTCAGTTCCCACCCACCAGCCTCATCGTCGGGCCCGTAGTAGGTCCCGCGTATCCCGATTCGGCCAGCCGTCTCGTCCGTTCCCGGAATGCCAAAGATTGCCATGAGACCGCAGGAGGCCCCCACGCCCGGCCCGTCGAACAGGGTTCTCGAATCAACGCCCAAGTGCGGGAAGATCCACTCGTCGAAGAGGGCTCCGAACCAGACCCCGGCCGCCGCTCCGCTGGATGGCTTGATTTCGGCTAGAACCCCGATCTTCCGCTTCATGTAGAAGGCGTCGAGCGACCCGGCGACCGCGGCGTCGCCCGCCACACCGTCTCGGATCTCGAACGACGTTCGCACCGCTCCGCCGTAGTCGAACACGCCGACGTACTCGGACTTCCCGGAGTAGGATGGCCCCTCCGGCCACGCCGCCGCCGCGGAAGCCCACATCACCAGACCTACGGCGCATAGCGCCAGAATCTTCTTCATTGCTGCCCTCCGTTCTTCTTGCGGATGGCCTCCGCACTCTTGCCCGTGTCGGCGAGACCCTGACCGATCACGTAGGCGATGAGCGACGCCACCATGATCCTGACCGTCTCGGTGTCAATCCCGGCCTTCGGGCCGAAGATTCCCACCAGCAGGGCCAGGACCGTGGCTGCCGCCTTCTTCCAAGACAACGTTCCGTTCATCTGTGCCTCCCTCCATGCGCCCATCACCCGCGAGACGAGCCTCGCGGTCTTCACAGCCTTCAGGGCCCCGTAGGGCTTGAAGACCCAGTCGTCGAAGCCCATCCTGTTCATCGTCACCCCTTCAGCATCCTGTCAACGCAGGCTTGGGTGATGAGTCCCGGGCAATCCGTCGGCCAGAACTCGTTGTGGAGGTAGAGCCTCTCGCGGGGGATGAGGAATATCTGCATGAGCGGCTTCACAAGAACACGTCCCGCGAACAACAGCATCTCCTCCGGCGGAGGCTTGGCGATGTAGTTTCCAACGAAACAGATCCCGATGGAGCGGCCGTTCAGCGGGATGCAATGAGCCCCCCGCATCGGAAGCGGGCGCCCCACCATCGCCTCATAGCGGGCCCCGATCTTCTCGATCCCGAAGTGGTATCCGATGTCCTCCCACCCCTTGCCGAGCGGCTCCGGGGTTGTGTGGTAGCGGCGGATGTCGCCCCATGAGGCGTCGGGACCATCTTCTGTCGCCGAGTGGTGGAACACGATGGACTCTATGCGGCGAGACATCACGGCTCACCCCTGTGGTGCAGATCGCGGAGCACGCCCTCGATGCGCGTCGTCCGCGTGAGAAGGGTGTCCAGTTTGACCTGGTTGGAGGCCAGGATCTTGTCCTGAGCCTCAACACGGGCGCAGACCAAGGCGACCTCCCTCTCTGTCTCTGAGTAGGTCTCTCGCGGAACGAACAGCCGATCAGCCAGCAGGAAAAAGGCGCCAAGCGCCGCGGCCACCACCACAATCACCTTGGCGACCTTGCCGTTTCCGTTGGATCCGCGAGCCTGAGTCAATGGGTCCTCCTACTGGATGTCTTCCTGTTCGAGGATCGCCAGGATGTCGTCGAACCGAAGGATCGTGTGCTCCGTCTTCTCGATGAACGGGTTCAACTTCACCGTGACCCCGGCGAACCGGCTGAACAGGACGCGGTCCCCGACCTTGACGGGGCTATCGTTCAGCCTGTTTCCGATCCACGCTCCTTCGCCGACAGCCACGACCACTCCCCGGCACGGTGGGGCCTGCGCCGTCTCCGGGATGTGAATGCCACCCCTACTCACGCCCTCCGCTTCGTCCGGCAGAACAACGATCCTGTCCCGAAGCGGGATGGCCTTCTCGCGCCCTTCTGACATCTCGCCCTCCTTTTAGTGCCTTCGCCTTGAGCGGCTTCGACCGGAACTGACCTTCGGACTTGCGAACGACGGCGGAGAGAACCCGGAGAAGTATTCCGGGAACCACTCCTTGGCCCTCTGTCGCACCTCCGTCTCGCTCCACTTGTACTTGGTCATGAGATCCGTCATGGCCCTCATCCGCGGATCATCCCTTGGTGGGCTCTCCAGCGCAACGATTTCCTTCAGTTGCTCCAAGACGTCCCACATCTTGCGCTCGCGGACCGCCTTCTTCGTATCAACCCCGAGAGCCTCAGAGATCACCCCGGGTCTGGAAATCGTCCTTGCGGTCCTTGGGACCCTCTTTACTCCGATCTCCGATGACACCCAACGCTCGCGTTCAATCTTGCCCGTGTTCCACGCACGAAGAAGGGTCGCCACCTTGGCGGGGTATCGCGGCCGGAAGAAGTACGGGAGGCGATTCATGGCGAGATCGAGCCTTCCGTCGGCTACGAGTCTCCACGTCTCGCCGACGGCCGCCCACGGTGAGTCCACCCTGCTCAGTCTGGCCTTCCATCTCGGGATGGTGAGCGACGGGACGGTGAACGTCTTCTGCATCTCGCTGAGGCCCGCCCCCATGGATTCGGTCACAAGCCGCATCGTGGGCGTCAAACGCCCCTGCGTGATGGCCGTGGCGCGGGGGAAGATCCCGACCCCGATGTCTTGGGTGATGTCAACGCCCACGCGGTCCAAGCCCATCTGTATCAGCCCCAACGTCCCGAAGAACTGGAGAAGGCGCGTGCGCTCCGCAACGTTGGGGACCTCGATCTTGCCGACGCCCAGTTCGGCCCGCGAGAACTTGCGGCCCGACAGCAGGGACTTCGCTATCTCCATCTCGCCGTTCGCCGCCCAGTAGGCCCACATCTCCGCCTGCTTGGCCCAGAAGGACGTGAACTGGGCGAACGGCCTGAGAAGGGGCTCCTGGAGATAGGGGCTCATCCCCACGCGTCCGTACTCGAACTGGGTCTCCCGGATGATCTGCTGTGCGTACCGGATCGCCTGTTCGTGCGTGAGCCCCCGCTGCGTCGCTTGGCGGTACGCCCAGAACCCTGTGGCTCCGCGGTTCACGGCCTCGACGTACTGGAACGGGGCAAGGATGATGTCGTCGTGCTTCTTCCAGAACGCGCTGCTCTGCTCCAGGTTGAACACGTCCGCCGTCGTTATCTCGGTCTCGTCGTAGAACTCGCCACGCAGATCGCGGAGTTTCTTGAGCGCCTTGGAGCGGCGGAATCCGGGAAGGCGGGCCGCCGCGGCACCGATGGCTTCGGAGTACCCCTTGACCAACTGGTCGGGCCTGTAGGTGAGGCCGAGCCGGATGATCGAGTTGAACGCCTGCGTCGAGTTGATGAAGGCGCTGTCTATGGCGGCCCCCAAGAGAAGCCTGTACCACCAGCGCATCATCGCGGCGGAGGCCCTCTTGGATGGGCGCCCGGCCGTAAGGCTCCTCTCGATACCGCGGAAGAGCGGCCCGAGAGTCCTGTCGGCCGCGGGCATCCGATCCAAGGTCGCGGAGGCCCTCTTGGACATCGCCAAGATGGGCTTGGACATTCTTTGCAGGAGGAGATCCGTCCCCTTCTCGATGGCGCTTGGCTGTCCCAACATGACGTGCTTCATGTAGGACTCCAGGTAGCCACGCTCCGTCACCCACGACGACCCCTGATACCCAAGGGACTCGATGCGGTTCATGAGCCCACCGGCGTACTTCACGGCGGGCTCCGTGTAGAGTCTGCGGAGGCTGCCCCGGAGGTAGGCCCTCATGGCGTGATCGGCGCGGAGCGTGTACCCCGGGGCTCCCTTCCGCGTCAGGGCTCCGGGGAAGAACATCTCCCGCGGGGGAACGAACCGCCCCGTCTCCAGGGCCTCAAGGACGCGCTCGCGGCTCATCGGGATGCCGTTCTCATCCACCCATGTGTGGTGGAAGAAGTCCTCGATGGCCTCGATGGGGCTGATCTCGCCCGTCACGGGACTACGCACCAAGAGGCGCCGGTCCCTCATCTGCTGAATGATCTCGTCGTAGATCTTGCGGTGCTCCAGCGCGATGTAGAGGTGCCGACCCGTGAGCCCGAAGTGGCGGGCCCACTTGATCGGGTCTTGGCGGGACCCGCGCGTGTTGAGGAACGCACCTATCTTGATCCAGTCGGGAGCCGACAACGATCCCGTGTGCATCGGGATTCTCGGACTGACGCCGTGGATGTCCCGATGGTAGTCGGCCATGGCGAGAGCCCTGTCCGTGAGTTGCATTTTCAACCCAACGACGGGCTCGCCCTTCTCGACACTAAGGTAGTGCGGGATGGCATCACTCTCACGGCGACCGAGACGGGCCTGAGCCGCTTGAAGGCGCTTCAGGTAGGCCGAGTAGTGGCGCAACTTGATGCGCTCGCTGTTTCGGAAGACGTTGCTCATCTGTCGGGAGGCGGGCGAGAAGAACTCCGGGCTGACGACCACGGTGAGCGGGCTCATGCGGCCCCGGTAGGTCTCCGGCCCATCTCCGAATCCACGCCATTGCCACTCTCCGATGTCCGGCCCAACGGGGTACTCGCCAGACTTCGGGCTCAGGAACTCACGTGTGGACCAGCGCCACGGGTTCGGCTCCTCTTGGATGGCACGAAGAACCGTGATGGCTTCGGTCTCGTCGAGAGCGTCAACGCGAGACTTGGTGGACCCGCCATAGAAAGAGGCCAACCGGCTGGTGTGGTATCGGAGGAACCTCTTCCTCAGCCTCGGGGACAACTCGATGGTGCTGAACAACTCGTTGATCTGGCTCTTCAGGCGCTCGCTCGCGGGCGGCCTGGAGGGCGGCATCCGTGGCGGCTCCGGCGGCGGCCCGGCCGAACGTGGCGGCCCTCCGGGTGGAGGTGGTTCTGGGCCGGACGGAGGCGTGGCGGTGGATCGAGAGCCTCGCTCCTCCCACGGGGCGACTTCGGGGAAGGGTGTGTCGTCGGGTGGAGGCCCGTCGAGAGGGTTCCTCCCTGTGGCGATCTCTTCAAGTTGCGAGCGGGAGGCGGCCGTCATGACCTCCTCGGAGGGCGCTACCGGGAGGCGTCTGGTCGCCTCTCTCGCTCGCATTTCAGCCGGACCAGCGTTGGGGACGATGTTCACTCTGGTTCCGCCGCCTTGGACGCCCATGTTGAGCAGCGGCCTCGGTTGCGGAACCTGCCGGATCCCCGGGATTGACTCTTCCACCATGAGGTCGTAGAGCCTTCTGGGCTCGCTCCCGGCCCGCATGGCCATGACGACGCGTTCGTTCTTGGCGGCCGCGGCGGCCGTCTCGTCCGATAGGGACGCGAGCCACAGGCGGCTCTGGTACTTCGTGGACTCCCCAAGGAAGCCACGCCAGAACTTGGACTCCCTGATTCGGTTGTGGAGTCTTTCCTCGAAGGTTCTGAGGGCGCCCGATTCAGACGCGACGATGGGGTGCGATCGGGACACCGCCCCGAGAGTCGTCCCCTCCAAGTCGAGCGTCGGCCGTGCTGATGGGAGCGGGAAACCGCGCTGAGACATGATCTCGAAGATCCGCCGTGGCGGCTCGCCGTCCCTGAGCGCCTTCATCGCCGATGGGACCCTGGCGATCTTGATGGCGTCCTCACGCCTCATGAGCCCGATCCACGACTTGGTGTTCGGGTTGGTTGCGGCGCGGAGCATCTCGTTCCAGAAACTCGAAAGTTGAGGGTCGGGCCCCTCGAAGACCTTCCCCGCGAAAGTGGGCTCTATCACGTCGAACCGCGCCGAACTCTTCCCCGTCGAAGCCCGCCGCCTGATGAAGGCGTCCATGTTCCCGGCGTTGCGAAGAGCCTGGAGGTGCTGTTCCGCGGCCTTCAACACCCTGTGCGACTGGATCAGACGCTCAGACGGAACATTCCCGGCTCCGGGTGTCTTCGCAGCGACGAGGACCTCAAGAGGTGTCGGAGGGAGCGGGTCACTCTTTCCGGTGGGAGTGATGACCTCCGGGACAACCTCCGGCTCTGGAATGTGGATCGGCGGCTCGGCGGGGGCGGCGACCGCGGCCGGGGTCACGATTCTGGGGGGTTCCCCCTCGATGAGGGGCCCGCCGAAGGCTTCCGTGGCGGCCGCTTCGGGACGCACCAAGATCGCGGAGAGTTCGGACCCACGCGATGACGGCGGAGCGAAGAAGTCAGACCCGTGCGCTGCGGCATCAATGGCCCTGTCGGAGTAGAGCCTCATGGCCCTCTTGAACTTCAGGGGGCCGAGCGTCTCCAGCGCCTTGGCGAACTTCAGGACGGGGAGATCGGGCTGGTCGAACATCCCGATCTGCGCGGCGAGCCCCTCGACAGAGAGGCCGTCAGCCTTGGCGCGAGTCACAAGAGCCGCGGCGCGTTGCAGGGCCTCCGTGACGGACCACGCCGGACCAGCGGACTCGGCGCGGAGGATGTCAGGCAGGGCCGCAGCGATTTTCTGGCGGAGACTGGCCGGGAGAGCCGACAGGAGTGCCGGGTCGTCAATGACGCGGCCGACCAGAAGGGCCTCGATGAAACTGGCCCCGTGATCTGTGAGGGCCCCCGTCTTGGCGTGCCGCATCGTCGGCATGTCGCGCCACAGGATGGCCCCGTCTCCCATGAGGCGGCCAAGGAGGACCTTTCCGTTCTCGGTCTCCAAGAAGGCTCGGAGGTTCGGCTCCTCCATGGCCTCCAAGTTGGCCCCGATCCACCGGAAGGTCTCATCGTCAACCTTCCGCCCGCGAACGACAGCCAGAGAGTGCATGTCGAGCCCGGGAGCGGGATCCACGTTGAGGTCGTCGGAGAGACTCATCAGGTCGTCTACGGTCTTCGATGACTTGTCGAAGACCCGCACCAAGATGGGCTCCTTCATGGCCTCGAGGTCGGCCGGGTCCAAGCCGAACGTGGCGGCCCGCTGGATCAGAGATTGCCGGTAGAGTTGGCCCGGCTCACCAGCGGCGTAGAGGCGCCGGATGAGGATGGTGCGCCCGTTGCCCCCGATGACGAGACCACTCCGAAATATCTGGGGCCCTCCGTCCTTGGGGCTCGGGGTGTCAGCCAAGAGGAGGTCGAGATCGGGGTCCTTCTCGTAGGCAGCCAACTTCTGGCGTTCGGCGACCCCCCGTGTCGGAGATCCGTACTCGCGCCCCTGGACTCTCTTCGGGTAGACCGGGTTCACGCCGAGAGAGAACGGGTCGTGGCTGGTCTGGAGGTCGCTCGCTTCGACGGCGGCGTAGCGGGCGCCCATCTTGGGCTTCACGCCGGGGCGCTCCGGGATCCTCACGTGAGTCTTCCGGCCGAGAACAATCCCCACCTTCCGGGGAAGCCTGGCGGCTGGCTCTGCCGGGAGCGATGCGAACGCCTCTTGGATCTGGCTGGCGAGTTCGGGGTCACGACGGACGATCCTGTCCATCTGACCTTCCATGAGTCTGGACAGGTGGGCCCGCTCGATGGGGTCCGGTTCGTTCGTCATCGCCTCAAGGATGGTCCTGATCCTCTTGGCTTGCGGTTTGCCCTCCAAGAGCCCTAGGGCCCTCGCAGAGGCGACTTGGCGTGGGTCCATGTGTCCAGCCACGGCGCCTATCGCAAACGCCCCTCCGAGCCCCAGAACGTCCTTGGCGGAGAGTTTGGTGCCCCTCACCCCCGGGGGCATCTTCCCGCCTTGGCGCTTGACGATGGAGAGTTCGGGGAGTGTCGGGATGGTGGACGGTGTGAACCGCCCGGAGGACTCCTTGGCGAACCCCGGGAGCCCGGCCTCGAACTCCCTGGCTGGCTTCCTGGTCCGAATGGCGATCTCGCCCTCCGGGATATAATCAGAGATGACCCCGGGGATTTCAGCCATGAGCGGACCAACAGCGTGCCACGGGGCGGCCAGCGGGTGGAGCCCAAGGGCGGCCAGACCGCTCCTGAGCCCCCACGCCCCGGTCGAGAGCGCAGCCCTCCCGGGGGACTCCATGATGGACCGGAAGGTCCTTGCGGGATGCGTGATGGCTCTAAGCGGCGCCCCGGGGATGTTCAGGAGTTCGCGCGCATACCCGCCGAAGTACGCGGTCGCCTCTTCCGGTGGGCGCACCTCTCCAGCGAACGAAGGCATGGCGGTTCCCAAGAGGGCCCCGAGGGCCATCTCGGGATAGGCCGGGGACGCCTCCACGCCTCTGGAGAGTTTCCCAGCGGACATGAGGAGCCGGGCGACGGTCTTCCCACGCCTGCGCTCAAGGTCGGCCCACCACGGATGAGACGGGTCCCTGGCAAGGTCAATGGCACGCTGCCTGTCGGACTCGATCTCAAGCGCCGCCTTAAGGCGGGACTTCAGCGGGAAGTCCATTGGCTACCTTTTCTTTGCGAACTCTGACGGCTCTGCGCCGAACTTGCTGGAGAACGCGCTCTTGATGGCCTCCCACTTCCTGAGTCCATCCGCCTCAGAGAGGATGCCGATCTGACTCTTGAGCATGGCCTCTGCGACCCTCTTGGCCGATTCGGAATCGGTGGAGGCGCCTTCGAGTTCCTTCAGGGCCTTCCGGTACACCCCGGAGATGTCGAGAAGGGACTGGGAGTTCAGAACGAGTTGGTTCGCAACCCCCGTGTCGCCCGTGAGGAATGACACTTCAGTCCCGAACCGCAGCGAAGCCTCATGAGCCTCCTGTGGATTCAGCGGACGACCGGATTCACCGGGCGTGATGGAGGCTGTGTAGATGGGGTCGGGAACCCCGGTCTCCGGGTCGGGCTCGCCGGACGCGATGCGCTTCCATCGAGTGAAGGCTGCGGCGCGCTCGGCCCCTTCGATCTCGCCGAGCCTCTGGGAGGGATCCACCATGGAGCCGAACACCTGAGCCATCCACGGCGTCAGCGTCCCGCTCACGTAAGCCCTCTGGGCCTCCCCGAGTTGGAAGTAGTCGGTGGAGAGTTTGGCGAAGTTGCTGGCAAGCGCGAACGCCCTCTCATGGTGAACCTTGAGCGTCTCCAGCGCCCTGGCCCGAACCTCTGGGTTGGGGTCTCCGATGGCCGTCCTGAAAATCTCGCGGATCTCCGGCGACATCTCGCGGGCCTCACGCTCGATCTCGGCCTGAGCCTTCTGGGCCTCTATCACGATCCGCTGGCCCTCCTGATCCAACTGTCTGGTCTTGAAGTCCTTGTCGGACTTGGATTCCTCCTCGCGGAGTTTCAGGAGCCCTTGGTCCACCGCCAGACGGGCCCGCTCCATCTCGTCCTGCTTGGCTTGGCGCTCGCGCTCGTCCCTCCTGGACTGAGCCTGCTGGAACCCTTGGCCTATCCCCGAAAAGAGCCCCGTGGCGTACTCTTCGCCCTTGCCCTGCTTCGACGCGATCAGGCCGCCGATTCCGGCCAGCGCCGCGAGCCCGAGAAGCCCCGGGGCCTCGGGGACCTTCATGAGCGAGCCGAGACCGCGGAGGAGGGGGTTCTTGCTGGCGACAGCCATCGCGTCAGAGAACGTCCACGGCGGTCCCTCCGATGGCGGAACGTCCATCGGCTTCTCATGGGGCATGTCTGGCACGTCGCCGGAGGGGCGGCGCTCACGCTGTGGCAGGTCGTCAGGCATGTGCCTTCGGATGTACGAACCCTCATCGAACGGCGGAGCGACCGGACTTCTCCGAGGCACATCCACCAAGAAGTCTGGGTCCAGAGGCGGGAACGAAACCGAAGTCCCCATCCCTCCAGCGATGGCCTTGGAGAATGATCGCGGCTCACCCGATGGGAATGGAAAGGACATGATGGGACGATTCCACGGATCATAAAAAAGTGTGCTGTTGTGTTTGTCGTAGCCCCTGTCAGGGTAGATGTAGATTCGGTCAAGGGTGCCGGGCACCCAACTAGGCATCACGAAATCTTCATCTTCTGTGGTGTCGGGCGGGGGGGCAAGCGCCTCTGGCGGCGGACCCAAGTGCGGGGCGCTCTTCTTGCGCTTCTTCTCCCAGATGTCCGTCACGGGACTCCATCTTACGGGCGTCATATCAGTCCTCCAGCCGAGCCTTAGAACAGCCCGGGGTTGCCCATGAGTCCGCCGAAGCCCATGCCCACGATCCCACCCAGAGCGGCCCCCCAGCCGGGCTTGCTGGCCTTGGCGGCGTCCTTCTGCGCCTTGGCTTGAATCCTGGCGATCTCGATGTCGGTCAGGCGGTTCAACTCCGGGCTCGCTCTCATGGACATCATCGAGGGGAGCAGCATGTTGCCCAAGAGACCTGCCTTGAACTGCTGCTGCCCGAGCGCCGTTTCCAGTTTCTGCTGGCGGACACCGCTGCCGATTCGCCCGGCCTCCTGAGCCAGCGATTGCATCATCTGCTGGTCAACGAGCCCGCGTGACGCGGCGTTCCACGACGACCCCGCGATCCCCATGGACGCGGCGTTAGCCGTCTCTTGGTTCTTCTGGCGGGCCGCGCTCGCCTCAAGAGCCTTGGTGATGGAATCGAGTTCCATGGCCCCAGCCTCTTCGATCTGGCGACCCATCTCGGGGTCGAACGTCGGCTTCATGAGAGACTCGAACGACAGCTCCCCACCCTCCCCCATGAGACCGGCGCCGCCCTGACCGAACAGGAGATCGTAGAGTGCATTGTCAGCGCCAGCGACGTTATCCTCCAGCCTGGTCCGTCGCTCCTGCAACTTCGCCACGCGCACCTTCTCCGTCAAACCTTCTTGGACGCTAGCCCCTACCCTCGATCGGAGGCCTTTCATCCAGCTCATCGTGTTTCCCTCCTGGGCAACCCTAGACAGCGTTGTCCGTGCCCATGACGGCCGGGAACGTGTTCGTGGCGGACGCGTCAATGTTGATCGCGCCCGTCAGGTTCCCACGGCAATGATTCCCGAACACCATCGTGCCATCTATGGCACCAGCGCCCACGTTGACCCCGTACCCTCCTGAGTTCCGAATCCTGTTCCCGGAGATGTTGCATTGGGCCGTGTTGAGAAGCCCGGCAGAGATCACGGAGACGCCGTGAGCCGTGGCCCCTCCGTTCCCCACGTCTTCGATCACGTTCCCCGAGACCTCTGTGTAGGCCGAACGGACTTCGATCCCGCTCCCGGATGTCGCCGATCCGACGATGTAGCAGCCCGAAGCGACGTTCCCGGACCTTCCAGCTCCGGCCGGACAGTCGAAGGCAATCCCCACACCACCCACCCCACCGTAACTTATCACGCACCCTGAGATCACATTCTGGCTCCCGTTCACACGGCACGCGTAAGTCGTGCCGCCCGTAAACGTGCACCCGACGATGCGGTTCCTCTGCGGGATGTCGGCGCCGCCGCCGTAGACCAGGTACACACCCCCGGCACCTCCGCCGACGTTGCACCCCACAACGCCCACGTCCTCCGGGTCTATCAGATAGACGCCGCAGCCGATGGATTGCGTGGCGGAAGACCCCGAGATGACCCCGCGCACCCACATCGTCCCACGGAACGCACAGGAACCGACCGACGACGCCGAGCAGTTCGAGATGACGTTGTCGGCGTTGTATCCCGTCCCGGTCCCGTAGAAGTCAACCCCGTAGTCCCTGTTGTTGTAGAAGTGACAGTTCGAGATGTGGACATAGGAACAGTCGTCCGTCCTGACCCCCATGGAGAACCTGGAGAAGTGGCAGTTGTGGAACCGGACGAACGACGCCGCGTTCACACGAACGCAGGCCCCGCGTATCATGAGGGCCACGGTCGAGTCGCTCCCGATCTTCAGGTTCTCGACGTTGATGTGCGACCGCCGCGTCGTCCCGTTCCCGATGTCGAAGAAGTTCGTCGGGCAGAGCATCCCCCCGGTCAGTTCGTAGCGGATGTAGGACGCTCCGGGCCCCGCCCCAAGAAGTGTCACGTTGTTCACATCGAGCGTGAACACGGGCAGGACGGAACTGTCCAAGACGCAGCGGTAGTTGCCGGGGGGGAAGAAGAGGATGCCCCCGGCTGACATGTCCGTCAGGGCCGCTTGAATCGCGGCCCGATCATCCGTCACTCCGTCGCCAGTAGCGCCGTAGGCGCGAACGTCCCGCATCCCGAGGATCTGGCGAAACCCCGTGATGTTGTAGAGGTTGCTGCCGGTGATGTTCCCGGAAAAGTTCAAGGGGTAGTTGAAGTCAGCCCCCGACCACCCGTTGATCTTGGTCTCGATGGAAGCCATCGCGGTGTCCAGCATGGCATCCGTGAGAACAACGTGGTCGGCCCATGGCTTTGTGATCGTCCAAGGCATCAAAGCCTCCCATAGGCGGCCCAGTAGACCTTGGCCTGCCCGTCGAATGTGCCATTGATGTATGAACTCCCAGAGAGAACGGGCGTCACCAGCGTGACCCTGAACCGCCCCGGGTAATCACGTTGGTTGGAAATCTCGACATTGGGAACGATGAACTTGAGCGTCGGCCGCGTCGAGGTCCTCTCCGGCGTTGCGTTTGCCACAATAGAGAGGACCTCGAACAACTTGGTGCCGATGGTCGTCGTCCCCGATCCGCCCTCCGGCATCGTGAACGACCCGAACTCGACCCCGTAGCCACGGCCCAAGGTGCAGGCCGTCGCCGTATCGAAGCGGTCCCTCTGCTCCTTGGAGACCTCACCCACGGACGTACTCGCTGTAGACCCCGGCCGGGACATGTTCCACGTGATACCCGACCACCTTCAGGTCCGCGTCGGATTGTTCGATTCTCAGTTTCAGGATCTTGGCCTGTTCGTTGATCGGGATTCGGACGGCTATGGACGCCAAGCGAGCCACATCGTCCGAATACCCAAGTTCACACTCGCCGAGCGTTCCCGTTGCCTCCCCGAGAACGAACCCGGTCATCGTGATCGGGACGGAGGCGTTGACGTGGACCTCTCCGCGCCCGTCGGGGTCGTAGTAGAAATCCAGGCCCGTCGCCGCGTTGCTTTGGACATAGAGGACGGCATCGCGGAACGACTTCATCGTGTCCACGTCGCCGCCACCCAAGTAGCCGGTCCCCATCTTGGCTGTGTAGTCCGTTGAGCCGTAATCCTTCGACCCGGAATCGAACAGGGCGTCAAGGTAGCCATCATAACGGCCTATGACGGTCTCGAAGGATGAGTACCGACGCCAGCCGATGTTATCTATGGCGACTCTTGCGAGACACCCGACCGGCATTGTCCACGGCCCCATCCAAGACCGCCGGGCGTAGTTGTACGCGAAGATCCGGCCCGTCCTTACGCCCGAGATGGTTTGTGGCACGCCCAAGAGATAGAGACGCTTCTCGGGAACGTGAACGGCCCACGCGTTCTGGAAGTCCTCTTTGTCGAGAGCGTCGAACTGGTCCTGAATCGGGAAACTCAGGGCCCGCTCTTCGACATCTCCGAACCTCTGCGAGGCCGACAGGGACTGAACGCCGCTGTATGACAGAAAGAGCACATCAGACCCAATGTTCACGACGGTTTGGCCCGACACAGCCCCGGTGGCCCGCGATGCCGATGTGACGTGGAATGGCGCGGTCGCGCCAATAACTCGCCAGATGGACTCCCTCTTGAAGACGTAGAGGTCTCCCAAGAAGTGACAGAGCCCCGTAATCATGTCGTCTTCGTCAGATCCGATGTATACGTACCCGGGGCCGATGTTGGGATCCGAACCGTAGAGGATGAAGTTCAATGGGTCGCGGATCGCGGAGTACCAGAGTTTGCTGTGATGGTTGAAGTCAGAGAGAAGCACGTCGTCACCGGAACCCCAGAGCCGGTCTGCGTGGGAGCAGACGTGCTTGAAGCACGTGGGGGCAAAATCCATCGGGATCTGGTCCCAGATGAGGTACTCCAAGGCTCCCACGTTGGAGGTGTCGGCCCATATCGTCGGCGTGTCCTCGCTTTCGCTCGACGCCGCGAATACGATGTAGCGACCCGTGCTCACCGCGCTGATGGGGCTCGTACCCGAGCCCCACCTTGTCGCCCCCCCGATTGCGCTAAGGCACGGCACCCACAACGCAATGCCGTCAAAGAACCTCCACGGATACACACTAAAGAGGAACCCCCCACAGGAGATGGCGAGAATCCCGTTGGCCTCCAAGGCTACTTGGATGGTGTTCGATCCGCCCGCCTGCCCGTAGATGGCCCGCTTCCTGGCCCCCCGCTTCCGCGGCGCGCCGTCGAGATCGGGATAGCACTCCTCCGCTATCAGCATGGCCTCTGGAGGAATGAGGATGGGGCTGACCGGGGAAAAGAGGCCCTTGTCCCACGGCATGGCCCCAAACCTCTGGCGATTGTCAGGCACGCGCTAGACCCCCGCCACCCCGGGAGGAAGATTCGCCGCCTGGAGCGTCCTGTCCGACGTGGTCGGGACGAACCCCGCCTGCGTGGACGTGGCATCGAGTTCCGCTTGGAACTGCTGGAGGAGCCGGGTGGCCGTTTGGTCGGCGATCTGCGCTCTCGGGTCGTCCTTGAGGTCGCGGTACGCGTCCGCCATGACCATCTGGATCAGGGCGTTCACGAAGCGATCCGGCATCAGCAGCGTGTCCGTGTTCGACGAGAGCGTGTTCGCCGTCCGCACGTAGTAGTACCGGATGTTGTAGACGTCGTCCGGCGCGGGGTCCAAGATGCAGTAGCGCGTGAGGTCGAACGTGCCCGAGTCGGTCTTGATCCCGAAGATCGTCGCCTGCTTCGGCTCCCCGGCCGTCCAAGCGTCCGACCCGCGGAGCGCCCGGCGGCGCAGGAGTTCCTCGATGGACACCAGATCAACGTTCCAGGACCCCGCGTTGCCCGCCGCGTCGAAGTACCGGGTTCCGGCGATGGGCTTGTCGAAGTCCGATGCCATCGGGCACTCATCGAAGAAGAGCGAGAACGTCTTGTTGGACTCGTTCGAGGCGTAGGCGAGATCCACCGTGATGCTCGTCGTGGGAACGACCGTCGTGATGCGTGCGATGTCGTTCTGGGCGGTCGTGTTCGTGTAGCGGAACTTCCCGCCGAGCCACGTGGCTAGGGGGCTCCCGCCGCCCGAGAACGTCACGACGGCCCCCGTGTTCGACGCCGTCCCCGTCGAGTAGTTGGCGATTGTGCGGATGACCCCCTGCTTCTGGCGCCACTTCCAGTCCGCCATGTAGAAGAGGTCTTCGTACTTCTCAGCGATCATCGTGATGACATCCCCGCGGATGTCCGTGTTCCCAGCGACGTTCGAGACGGTCTGGAGATGAAGACGCCGAAGCACTCGGTTCGACATGTCCAGGTACGAGATAGCCATTACACCTTCCTCCCGACCCTCCAGGGTCTTGTCGAAAGAGACTGACTCTCCCGCGAGGGCGGGATAAGTTCTCGCTCTCGGGTTTTCTCCATGGCGCTCTTGATGGCGGCGCCAATCTCGCCGCGGATCGTCTCACGATCCGCCATGAGTCTCCGATTCCAAGCGTCGAGGCGGCTCTGCTCCCGAGCGATGGCCTCCGCCTTGAGGTCCAGTTCGGCCCGTCGCACCGCCAAGGTGGCCTCCTCAACCTCCGCGACCTTGAGGGCCGCCCTTGCTTTTTCTGCGGCACGCTCCTTCACATCGAGGGACTTCTGGGCCTCTTCTATCTTCTGGTTCTCGACCTCGAGAGCCCGCGCCATCGCCTCCAGAGCGGCCTTCCGGCTCGCAAGGTCGAGCGAGAGCGCGGTGAGATCCGCCTGTCTCTTCTCAGCGTTCGCCGCGGAGGCCGCCGCTTCAGCCCCGGAGGCCGCAAGGCGGGCCTCACCGTCCTTGACCGCCTTCTCTCTGGCTTGGAGGGCGCGGTTGGCCTCTTCGATCTCCTTCTTGGCGCTCGCAGCAACCTCTGCATCGCGGGCCAGAGCCACCCTGTAGGCCCGTATCTTGTCCCGCTCCCGCTTGACCTCAGCCTCGGCCGTCGAGACGGCCTCCCGCCTCTCGCCAAGGAGCACCATCGCGGCCTCCGACCGTCGAACCGCGTTGGAGGCGTCCTTCTCCCTGGCTTCGCACGCAGCCAAGCGCACCTTGATGTCGTCCTCTGCGGCGCTGACCTTGCGGCGCCGGCCCTCGACCTCATCGGCCAGCACATCCAGATCGGCCTTGCGCCGGAGGAGATCGTCCGCCATCGCGGACAGTTCCATCTCCTTCTGTGACGCGCCCGGATGTTCCGTCATGGGTAGATATACTCCTCTGGCCCGATGTCAATGCACGACCCCCCACCCGGGGGAACTGGGAATCCAGGATCTCCGTGATCCACAAGATAGGACCCCGGATCGAGATCCCAAGAGAACTCTTTCCATAGACCGCCGGCACGGAGCCACGTGGGATCTTGGGCAACGCTCTTCCCAAGGTCCTCATGTCCCGTCGCGGCGCGGTAGTCCGCGATGGTGTCGTACCCTGTCCCGCCGTACTGGAACCAATGGTTCGTGGGCGATCCGGGGCACTCGGGGCTTTCGGCGGACTCCACGGCCCCCGGGCGCCAGAAGCAGTTGTATTCCGAGCCGAAGGTCGCGTCAGCCGCCACGTAGGAGTCCACGGAGTAGAACCAATCGCACGACGTCAGGATGTTGTTCCTGAGGGTCACGTAGCGTGAGGTGCGGGTTATCCCGCCCGAGTTGTACCTCTCGATGACACCAGCCCCGTTGTCATGATCCCCGTGGGCATAGAAGACGTTGTTGTAGACCGCGCACGTCTCGACACCAGCCAGATAGAACATCTCTTGGTTGTTCCAGCAGGCGTTGTTCTTGAAGGTGATCCCCCGGGCGTACCGCCCGATGTAGATTCCGTGGTTCGGGTTGTCGTAGATGAGGTTCTCCGACAAGACGTGCTGGCGCGTCAGGTGGCTGCTCCCAGAGGTGTCTGAGGTGATGTCCACCCCGTTATCGCACCCGTATATCTGGCACCCCGTCAGGGTGGAGCAGTACGTGCCGTTTCCGAAACTGACACCCGTGTTCGGAGAGGCCGACCCCTTGGGTCCGTAGTCTCCTTCGACGATGCACAGGTTCACATCAACGTGGTGCGTGGAGATCCAAGAGCCGTGAGGGTTGTACTCTTCCAGTTTCAGGCTGGCCCCACCCTCGAACGTGCATTCGGAGAACGTCAGGTGGTGGGAACCTTGAACCATGACGCTGGCGCCCCGGTAGTTCACCCCCTGAAACCGAACGTAGGCCAACTCTTGGTACTTGATGTACCCCGTAGTAGACGTGAGAAGTGCAGCGGGGTCCCCGATAACCACGATGGGCTTGGCGGCTGTCCCCGATACGCCGGACGTGTCGGATTCCACGTAGTCGCCAGCCTCTATGAAGACGGTGTCCCCGGGAGACGCGGCTCGCAGAGCGCCAGCCAGCGTTCTCTTCGGATAGAAGTAGGACCCCGGATTGTTGTCGTTTCCGAACTTGGTCACATAGAGGTTGTCCGGCTCCGGCTCCTGGTTGACCACGAACTCGTAGAGAAGCGGGTCCGGGTTCACGGGGTCAGAGTAGTAGAACCCCGTCCAGACTCGATCCCCTGTGAACTGCATGACGGCATAGACCACGTCGCTCACCGCCGAGTAGGTTCCATCTATCCAGTCGTACCACGTCGGCGGGATGTCCAGCCAGTCGTTCGCCAGAGGGTCCCACATCAGCGAGTCGCGCCCCGTCCCGTGACAGGAGAGGTAGGTCGTCCCGGGGCCGCTCACCACAAGAGCGTCCCCCTTGATGGGCTTCGTCACGAACGCCGCGTGCGGGTCAGCCTCCCACGCATGGGACGCGTAGGGCTCGAAGGCGGACACCAGCGAAAGCGGGTCCCCACCGCGATTCCGAATCATGGGTCTGCCGTCAAACACGATGCGGCTGTTGTAGAACGACCGTCCGCTGAAGACGATCTTGTGCCGCGCTGGCGACTGGCGGAGCAGCGACGAAAGCCACGCCTTCTGCTTGCTGTTGTAGTAGATCCCGGGGTAGTCGGAGTTGGTCCCATAAGACGGAGAAAACCATCCCGGCGGGCACACGCTCCCGTAGATGTAGTCTCCCGACGAGTTGGTCGTGTCCGCGTTGGTGTTCAGAAACACCAGGAGAACGTCTCCAAACGACGCGGCACCCCAACCCTGCGGAGACACCTCCGGGAAGATCGAGGCGAAGTGGCTGTAGGGTGCATCCGTCGTATCGGAATCGCTGGGGAAGCAGTGCTGGTAGGGGGCCAACCCATAAGGGGCCAACGGATCGGATGCCGGATCTGCATCGTGGTTCCCCGGCGCTCCGTAGACCTCTATCCCAGCGTCTCTCAGAGGGTCCAAGAAGATCCTGAAGGCCTCGTCTTCGTGCGCACCCTCCCCAGTCGGGATGTCGGCATTCAGAACAAGAGCCCTGGCGAAGGGGTCGTTCAGAATCGTCTGGGCGAGAGCCTCTTCTCCGGCATTGCTCCCGAAAAAGGCTCCGCAATGCGCGTCCGGCAGAACGTAGATCCGGTCCCGGTTCAAGACCTTGGCCGGGACGCTCGTTCTCGACGGCCGTATCCCGGCCTCCGCAACAAGGAAGGCCAGCGCCAAGAGCGCGAGACTACTGCACGCCCCAGCCGCCCATGCTGATCTTCGCACGGTTGACCTCCACCTTCTTGGTCGCCAGAACAAGGGTCGGCCTGAGTCGCACGTCCGACCAACTTGTCCCGAAGAAGGACAGCGCGTAGGTGGACACCTCCGGGGCGTAGATAAGGAGGTGCCCCCGATTGGGACGCCGCCCGTGCTGCCAATCCCGGTAGGACTCCGACACGTCTATCTCGATCACCTGCATCAACTGGCCAACAACACCGCCCTCCGTGTACGTCAGTTCTCGAAATGTGCCGCACTCGGAAGCCGTCATTCGGTCGCAGAGCGAAGTATCGGGCGTCGAAAACGCCCCCATGCCGGTGCTCTTCATGATGTCCGAAAACCCGCTCGCGTTGTACCGGGCCCACGAATCGAGCGAGTCGTCGCTGGCCGTGTAGACGGTGCTGCCCCACGCCACCGAGTCATTCCCACACCCGGCCACATCCCACAGCAGTTTCCCGGAAGTCGTCATGCCGTGGTTCTGGTTGTAGGTGACGTTGTTCTCAAGCCATGGCTTCACGATGCGAAACGCCTGGATGGACTGCCGGGTCCCCCACCCACCAGTGCCTACGGTGCTCTTTGTAGTCAGCCGGTAGATCGCGTGGACGATCTCTTCATCGGCGGGGACGATGTGGGCGATGTCAAACCAGACCAGGGCGCGGTGCCGCCCTGCTCCGCCCAAGTATCCGAGAAGGAACGTGTCCGGGTCCGCGAAGTTGCTCGTCGTTGCGTTCCCCTTGATCCACGCCATCTTCATGTAGGTGCTGTCGAAGAGGGCGTCGGGGAGCGAGTCCCGGACGGCCACGCGGATCGTGTACCCGTCGGCCACCCAGTTCCGCCCCATCCCGTCCGTCTGGGCATCGGCATCCGGGACTTCAGAGATCATGAGGAAGACCAGCACGAACAGGATCGCCACCAAGCCCACGGCCAGGAGCGCGTAGACCGCGCGCCAGAACTTCTTCGACCGTTTCATCAGAACCTCGGTGTCGAGTAGATGATGGCCCTACCCGTAGCCGGAAGCGTGTAGTCCACCCGGATCTTCCAGAGCCGAAGCGGCAGGCTGATGGAATCACCCGGATAGAGAGGAAAGGCGTTCGTCGAGTCGGCGTTGGCCGTGATGCCCCAGAAGTGGAGCGAGAACGGCCCAGAACTCGTCGCGTCGTTGATGATGTGGAACGCCGCGATGTTCAGGGTGTCACCCGAACAGTCCAGACCGGCCCTGGCCTGGATGTACGTGTCCGTGGTCCCCGAGAGGTTGACGACACAGAACTCGTCTGGCTGTTCCACCCAGTTGGCGATGTCTTCGATGCCGTAGTGGATCCCGACCGCCCACGCAGGAAGGGGCAGCAGGAGCGCGGCCGCCGCGAGGACGGCGAGAATCGTCTTCATCCTTCCTCCATCCGGCTGGGGCGGCAGACGGGTCCCATCAACGCCCGCCGCCCCATCCGGGGTTTACCGCACCGACCCTTAGGCCGGAACGAAACACATGGTCACGGACCCGACGCCTGGCGGTTGCGCCCCGCTGATGAGGTTGACGACCACGGAGTCACCGGCCGCAAACGACAGGGAGGCCGAGGTGGTTGTCAGCGTCGGCGTGGCGTTCGTGTTGGCCGTGATGCCGCTCTCCAGGTTCAGGTTCACCGCCAGCAGATCCGAGCCAGACCCGGCCGCCGTCCCAGAACCACACTTCTCGAACATGACGGTCTTCCCGGTCGCAGCCGCCGCCGTGACACACCGTAGCGTGAGGCGCTTCAGCGTGCAGGCGAACGGGGCCGTGAACAGAACCATCCCGTCCACCCACATGTTGGTCGGGCTCATGCAGACGGTTGTGTAGAACGCCCCCGGGTTCTCGTAGTCGTAGGTCGAGTTCTCCCGCACAAGCGGGCCCTTCAGATGCGTGTTCACTCTTCCCTCCAAGGGAGCCGAGCCGGGGGGCGCCCACCCCCGACCGCTCTCCTACTAACTGGCCGCCCACCCCCGCCAGTCGCTCCACCCGGACGAGAACCGTCCCACGATGGTCGTCAGGCCCGTGAGGGTCCGGCTGTCCGTGTCGTGGGCGGTCGTGAACGGCTTCCTCCAGTAGAACCACATCTCCGTCTGCTCCTTCTCGGCCTGGACGAACCAATGGGTCGTCGAGGAGAGGTAGTGGAGCACGACGTACTGCATCCGGTTCCGGCGGAGCGGGTTGACGGCCCGGTCCGCGGTCTCGGGATGGTCGGGGCTCGCCAAGAGGCGCTCCGCGCTCCACGCGAGAGCCGTCGGAACGAACAGGGTGCGCCCCAGCATCATCATCGGGAGCCCCCGCTCGTTCTTCGTGTCCTCCAGGAGCGTGAGGACGGACTGCATGGATGTGACACCGAGTTCCGCCGTCGGCGAGAGGTAGTTCGAGAGCGACCCGGCCGCCACGGAGGCATGGGTCGTCGAGAACAGGGCCTCACCCCTTGGGTTCGCGGTTGCGGTGGTGAACCCGTTGTTGAGGTTGTCGATGGTCACGCGCTCGACCGTGGCCCTCGAAGAGAAGGCCAGGGCCGGGGCCAGGCGCTGGATGGAGGCGTCGAGATCGTCTTCGGCGGCCTCCATGCTCACCTCGTACCCGAGAGCGTAGGTGACGTGGGTGTAGTTGCGCGACGGAAGGGCCGTCACCTTGTCGAGCGTGACCGAAGACCCTTCGTTCTTCGTGGACAGATAGCCGAACCCCGACACGCCTGTCGTCTGCTCCGTCATCCGTCGGCTCGACTTCACGCGGCAGTACCGGCTGTACTCCTCCGGCCACTCCTTGATGATCTTGCCGATGATGTGGTCGATGTAGGGCAGGCGGCTCGCGTAGAGGTCTGCGAGATCGCTGCGATAGAGCGTGGACATTCCTCAGTTCCTCCTCGCCGTCACCACGGCACCATGTCAACGTGAACGACCATGCCCGCCAGGGCCGTGACAGGCGAGCCCGACGTGGCGATGACTTGGCCGAGACGATCCCCCGTCGCCAGGAGAAGGTCGGCCGCCGTGGCCGTGAGGGTCGCCGCCGTGACGGTGTTCGCCACGATGGTCAGAAGGTTGATGGTCCCGGTCATGAGGGTCGTCCCACCGCCCGGGGCCGCCGTTCCCGTGCACTTCTCCAGGGCGAGCGTGTGGGTCGTGGCCGTTGCGGCCGCGGCGCTCACGAAGGCCCGGATGCCGACGACCCGCATCGGCCGCGGCGCCGTCCAGAAGTTCCTGGTGACGACGTTCGTGGTCGCGTAGGGGTCGGCGAAGGAGACCGTGGTGATCTGGCTCTGCGTCTTGGCGAACTTCTGCGGGTTGATCGTGACGATCACGTCCGCGTTGGCACCGAGAGCGTTGCCGACCTCCGGGGACAGAGCCTCGATGAAGAGCAGCGACGGCTTGGTGTTGGAGTAGGTAGCCTGGTCGATCTCGATGGTGGACCACTTCGTCGTTGCGTCGAGGCCCGTCGCCGTCTTCAGGTTGCACCAGGTCCCGATGTGGGTCTGGGCGACGGTCCCCTCAGCCTGGATGAGGTACTTCTGCTTCGGGTCGTCGTAGACCTTGATCGTTCCCCCAGAGTTCGCGGCCTTGTACTCCGCAGCGACGCCCAAGATCGCGCCGTCGGGCGGCGCGACGGCCGTGGAGGCGTCCGCGTACCCGAGTTCGTTGCGGAGGACCAGCGAGTTCTGAGCGATGACGGTGTTGGCCGCCGCGAGGTCATACGACGTGACCCGCGGAGGGGCACCGTCCCCCGACCACGGACGAAGGCCGTAGGCGAAGTCTGTGTTTGCCATGTCGTCTTACTCCTTCCCTTGATTCACTCTTCTTCCGACCCCGAGAACATGGGGGCGGGCTTCTTTCCTGATCCCGGAGGTCTTCCGCGCCTTCGGGGTGCTGGTGCCGCCGCCCTCATGTGCTCCTCAGCCACCCCGGTGATGGCGACCGAGCCGATGACTCGCGCTTCGGCGCCCGGGATGGCCTCGTTCGTCCTGTCGGCGGAGGCTTGCATGTCGGAACTCTGGCCCAAGATGTGGGCCATCTGTTCCCTGTGAACCGACAGTTCGGCGGCTTCCTGCGCCCTGGCTCGCTCTATCGGGCGCATGACGAGAATCATCTCCCGTTCCCGGAGGATGCTGTCGGGGCTCGGCCCGAGAGCGTCGGACCCTTTTTCGATGAGCCCCATCTCTTCCGCCTGCTGCCGTGTGACCGGCGTGTAGTCCTCGAGGCCCATCGCCATGTCCTTGCGCTGGGCCTCGTTCAGCCATCGAAACTCCTTGTCGGGGTGCATCTCGGCCCACTCCGGGTGGTGGAGCGGGATCCTGCTTGTGTAGTCCCGGACGATGTCAGTCATTGGTCTTGTACCTCCGCGAGGCGTAGTGCTCCTTCGCCTTCGCCAGTTGGGCGAGTTCCTTCCTGTCGGTGATCCCGTAGTCCTCAGCCAAGGCGAGTTCCTTCCTGGAGAGCCCCAAGCGGGCCGCATCGCGGCTGCGCTGGGAGTCGGACCCCGACAGCATGGACTCGCGGGCCGGACGGGGATCGCGCTTGCGGCGGCGCTCCTCCTTGGCCCTCTTCAGCGCGGCCTTCAGGTTGCCCTCCTTCTTCTCGCCCTTCGGGCGTGCGCCGGACTTCTGGGCGGCCCGGTAGGCGGCCAGAAGCACGTTGGCCGGGTTCGTCGGGTCGGAGGCGTTCAGGCGGTTCCACTCGGCCTCCGTGGCCGCGTAGAAGTCGGAGGCCGGGTTGCGGAGGTCCGGGAACTCCGCCCTGGCCACCTCGGCGTACCGCTGGGCCCTCTGGACGACCCGCTGATCGGCGCCGTACTGGGCCCTCAGTTCGTCGGCGGCCGCCTGAGCCTCCTGCCGCGCCAAGATCCGCACCGCCTCAGCCGTCTTCCCCTCCTCGATCAACTGCTCGATCTTCTCGACAGGGACGGACTCCCGGGCGGGCCCGCCATCGGGGTCCCCCTGCCTCTGGAGCGCCGCGGCGAGAAGGTTCTGGAGTTGCTGGTTGTTGCTGGAAAGCATCTCGACCTTCGCCGAGAGGTCCCTCAGCCTGCTCTCGATGTCCCCGTCCCCGCCGGAGTCGTCCTCGTCCTCTTCCTCCTCCTCGTCGTCCTCCTCCCCCTCATCGCTCTCAGCGGACTCGTCTTCGTTCTCGGGGATGTCGTCGTCGTCGAGTTCCTCGTCCCCCTCGAAGTCGAGTTCCTCCTGGTCCCCACCCTTGGCCTTCGGGTCCTTCTCCTTGTCCATGAGCCGTCCTTCCCTTCTTCGCGCCCTTCGGCGGCTACGCGGCCTTCCTGCCCTTGGGTGACTTCTTCGGCTTGCCCTTGATCTTGAGCGTCCCCTTCCGGCGCTCAGAGACCATCTTCTCCTTCTGGTTCGCCGTCAGGGGCGACCCCCCCGACATCAGGAACCGGAACTGCCGCTCCGACTTCTCCTTCTTCAACGACGGCGGACGGTGGACCATCACGTGACCTCCTCATCCGGCTGCTTGGCGATCTCCAACAGGTGCTGCCAGTACCACAGCACCGTCTCCAGACCCGACAGGAACCCCACCAGATGCTGGTACCTGTCGAACGTCATCCCTTCCTCATGAAGGATCATGTGCCGGGTGTCCAGAATGGCCTCCGTGACCGCCCTCAGCCATAGAGACACCGCGGGACTCGCCTGCGCCTGGAGGTACTCCCCCTCAGCCATGTCCCGCGCCAGGTCGTAGGTACTCGCCCCGGCCGGAGCCCATGGAGTCAGACTCTCAGGCGGCCTCAACTCCGGTGCGTTCTTTCCCATCGCGCCCTCCTACGTGCCCACTGCCGGCTGTCCAGACACCCCGGCCGGGCCCGGCGCTCCAGCCGGTGGCCCAGGCATCGGGGGCGTTGCGGCCCCACCGCCGGGTAGCGGGGCCATCGGCTGCTGTCTCGGCTCCCCGAACCCCGGCGCCGACGGAATCATCGGCTGCGGCTGGCTGGCCTGCATCGCGGCCATCGCCTCATGGGCCTTGATGAGGTCCACCATGTTCGCCACACACTCGGGCGGGATCGGGGTCGTCTTCAGGAAGTTCACGTGATGCTCCAGGTGCGCCGCGTGGTCCTGGTTCGGAGTCGGCAGAACCTTCACACCCTGAAGGATCAGCAACTCCTCCCTCTCCGGGCTCATCGGCTGCGCCGCCTCCAACTCCTCCGGGCTCGGCAGAACCTCCTCCAGCCTCTCCCGCTGGAACGCCCGCAGGGCCATCCGCGTCAACTCCAACTGCAACCGCGGCGTCTGCAACACGACCGGGTCCGACCGCATCAGCGTGTAGAGCGTCACGTCCTCCTGCCGCGCCATCAGCCGGTTCGTGTTCAGACTGTTCGCCGTGAACACGAAGTCGTACCGCCTGCGGAAGTCCTCCTTCGGGATGGACGTGATCGTCTGCGACCCCGTGATCCGAAACTCCTTCGTCGGAGGAAGGTGCTGCCCGTACAACGCGAAGTTCTGCTCGAAGATGTCCCGCAAGACCCCGTTCTTCAGCCGGTCTATCATGTGCTGATACCGCACCCCGGCCTCCTGCAACAGCGCCACCGTCGCCCCATACGTCCTTGGAGCGTTCGGCCTCGACGGGCTCCGCCCCTGCACCATGTCGTTCACCGGCGACAACCCCTCCGCGAACGCCATCAGCATGTTGATGTCCTGGATCCCCGTCATGTCCCTCTGCGCGAACGTCGGGAACAGGATCCCCTGCGTCGAGTTGACGGGGATCATCTTCCCCGGCGTCACGCGGATCGCCTCACCCTTCAGGCCGCTGCGGGGCTCGAAAAACCCGAACGGGATGTTCGTGATCGTGTCCCGGTCCACCTTCTGGTTGAACCGCGTGTTCAACGCCACGTTCACCGGCGCCAGCAACTCCGGCACCCCGATCCCCCAGAACGACCCGCGCCGGGGAATCAACTGGAACGCCCCGAACGGCCGCCTCCCGGCCGCAAACACCTGCTCCAGCCGGTGCACCCCCAGCAACTTCTCGCTCCGGCGCTCTACGAAGGCGATGATCTCCTCCTCGTACCCGTCCCCATCAATGTCCCAGCGCCGGTAGAAATCCAACACCTCGAAGTCCCATTGCTGCGACCGCAGCGAATCCACCCCCGTGGACTGCTCCTCCTGATCCCTCACCCCGCGCTCATCCCACGTCCCACGCTGCGGCTCCTGCCCCGCCCGGGTGGACCACTCCTGCCGGTACTCGTCCACCTCGTCCTTCGTCAGCAACGGGAACAACCCGTTCTTCCACCCCCGCATCATCCCGTCCATGGACAACGACCGCCGGTACAGGATGTGGTGCGCCCGCTGAAGATCCCGCGGCGCGTTCCCCGGCACGTAGAAGTCGTCTATCGGAACCGTCACCAGATCCGGAGCGTCGTAGAACACCTCCTCGCGCTCCATCTCCACCTCGATCTCCAACAGATTCTCCGTCTCACGCTCGATCCGCACCTGCACCTCGTCCGGCCTGCCCCCCACCAGCAACGTCACCGCATACCCCCAGCGACGCGGCCGGACCTGCAACACCTCCACGTTCCCCCCGTCTACAATCCCCAACACCTCCCGCAGGATCTCCTCGTCCCCCTTCTCCTGCCGCCCCTCCGTCCCCTCCACGTACTTCTCTATCGTCCGCGAGAAACTCGACCTCCGCACATCCCTCCGCCACGGCTGGAAACACACCGCCGTCCCGTCCTGGATCGCACTCAGCAGGAACTCGTCCATCTTCGAGTACGCGCCAATCTCGTTCACGAAACTCCAGTCCATGAACCGCTCCACCCGCCGCGCACTCTCCATGTCCTCCACACCCACCGGCAACACGTTGCACGCCGGACTCACCCCGAACACCGCCTGCATCAGCCTCGGGTGAATCGTCAACGTGTGCGACCGCACCAACGGCATGTGGAAGTTCGACGCGTTCGGCCACGGATCATCCTTCCTCTCCGTGAACCCCTCGTACAACCGCACGAACGCCTGAATCGCGTCAATCTTGCTGCCCCTGTCCGACCTGTCGTTCTGAAGGTTCGTCAGAGCGTTCACCACCAACCGCTCTTCCTCGTCCCCCGGCAACCGGATCACCCGAGCCATCAGTACCCACCCCACAAACCACGGCCCTGCGCCCACTCCGATTCCACGGACATCACCCGCTCCCGCTCCACCGGGGCCCGCGCCATGTCAAACGTCGGCTCCGACGCCGCCAAATACATCGCGCAATCCACCAGGTCGTCCTTCCCCCTCCGCAACCGGCCCGGCGACGGCAACCCGCTCCCCATCTTCGACCGCTCCCACGTCAGATACAGCAACTCCCGGATGAACCCCCCACACCGATCCATCACAATCAACTCCGGCACCCCCGTCATCGGGTCCGGCCGGAACATCTGGTGCAACAACGAAAACCTGTGCGCCTTGTCCCCCTTCGCCACCCCCCGCGTCTCCACCCCGTACTCCCGAAACGCGTCCGCCAACGTCCCCCCACTCGACCGCTCCCGAGCATGAGCCGACGTGTCGATCAACCGATCACACACCACCCCCCACTCCCGCTCCTTCGCGTGTATCGCCTCCGCCACGTCCGCCACCGTCACCAGCGACGCATCCTCCAACTCGTCATACGCCACCTTCCGCCCCATCGGATCCACCACCCACCACAAACACGACACCGGCTTCTGCGGGTGCGGGTCTATCGCCATCACCCGCGGCCACCCCTCCGTCCTCTCCCGCCACCGACCCACATCCACCGGACTCTCCATCACCCACGGCTCCGTCCGCCGAAACAACTTGAACACCCGCCCCGATAACTGCCGGTAGTTCCCCCGCAACCGCGACTCCCGCTCCTCCGGCGTCAAATCCCTCTCGAACTCCTCCACCTGCCTCCGCGACAACCCGCCCCCATGCTCCACCAAGTTGTCCCACGTCTCCATCACCGTCACCCAGATCCGCTCCGGCTCCTGGAAACTCCTCTCCCACAACTCCTCGAACATCCACGCATCATCCACCGGCGTCATCGTCACCCACAACCGACCTCCCCTGTCCACCAACCCACGACGATTCGCCATGTAATGAGCCCGCGGCGGCGGCTCGTCAAAGTGCAACCAGTCCACCGCCTGACCCTCATGCTGCTTCACCTCCTGCGCGTACACCAAGAACTGCATCCGACTCCCATTGCTCCACACAATCTCCGTCGTCATCCCCGCCTGATTCCGCTTCTCCTGCACAATCCACGGAAACCCGTCACCATTCCCCCGCTTCGGCGCCATCTCCTTCACCTTCGGCACCAACACCTGACTCACCGCTATCGGATAATCCTCCCCCAACACACGCCCCACATTCGGCACCCGCACGCCCACCTCGTACCCCTCACTCCCCGGCTCCATCCAAATCCGCTTCCCTATCGCGTGCGCGATGTCCTCCGCCACACCCCAATGCGTCTTCCCACTCCTGTTCCCACCCTGCACCACCCGAATAGCCTGCTTCGCCAAATGAGCAGGCCCCTGCTTCCTGTGCGGCCGGTAAAACCCCAACGGACATAACTCCTGAGCCCGCCGCACCACCTCCAACCACCCCACCACCTCCGCCAATACAACCCCGCGCTCAACACCCCCATCCACCTGCCCCCGCTTCACCTTGCGCCGCCCCATACGCATACCCTCCTACCACCCACACCACCCCACTCAAGAACTTTCTCGCTATGGGCTAAGATTCATTTCCCGCTTTGCGGGTCAAGCCTCTGGGACACCCGGCTGGAGAGGGGGGAGGGTTTCTAGGTGTTAGAGGCCAGAGCGGAGCCCTCAGCAAGGGGGACTTGGTGACTCCGACGGCAGGAAGAGCGGGAGACAGAGGTTGAGTGGTAGAGAAGGCAGACCGTAGAGACGGAGACTCATCTAACGACAGGGAAAGCAGGAGACGGAGACAAAAAGGAAAGGTAGCCTAAAGAGAAGCCGACAAAGAAAAAGCATTGTTAGCGAAAAGATAGCGCCCCCCCTGTGGTCCCCCCATCATTACGCGGCACCTGAGGCCGTTTTGCGCCCCAACGGGAGCCGTTGGCGCGTGACCGAGTAGCGTGGGCCGCGACCTCGAGCAAGAGCCGCGGCCGGACCCCGCGCCCTCTAGTGGCGCGGACGGTCCGGCCGCAGGCCGAGCCTACGTTAGCGGCCTGTCACGGCCCGCCGCACCGCCTCAGGTAGGCGACGACGCCCGCGAGCAAGGCCGAGAACCACGCCACGGCAGCACCCCGAATCAGCCATCGGCCTCCCGTCGTCATGGCCCCACCGCCCATTCAAGCGCCGCGACCAGATCGGAGACACCGCCGTGAGGCACGGCCCGATATTCGACGTCCTCATAGCCCGCTGGAGCCTGAGTCGCGGAGACGCCGAGCATGATGCACCTAACCTCTACACCGCACGCCTTGGCATGGCGCACGGCCCACCGCGTGAAGTCCACCGGACCCTTCGCCCGGGACTCCCTCCACCCGTTGCAGGCCGGCTGACCGTCGCAGACCATAACGACACGCTCAAGACCCTTGACGACGCACCGATCGACGACAGCCTCAATCGCATGCCCGTCGGAGTTGTTCGCCATCATCCATTCGGACATGCGCTGAAGGCTTGCGGGACTGTCCAGCTCATAGACTACCGACCGCTCGCCGCGCCCGGTTAGCGTCGTCGTATGGCCGAACCAGAGACACCGACCGCGACCCGCGCCCCGCTCTATCATCATCCCCGCCGCACAGGCCATGGAAGATTTGCGGTCACGCGTTCCGATGATGCCCTGCCGCATGGACCCTGAAAGGTCCAGCAACACAGCGCACGACGGCAGACGCTCCAGCCCACGGTCGGACCCGTCACGGTCGAAACATCGCGCCGGTCCCTCTTCGATGAGACGCTCCACCGACAGAGACGACCCCGACCGCGACCACCTCGCTGACGAGTCACGGCCGCGAACCTTGACCTTTGCCGCCTCTCCGAGTAGACGCCGAACCTCGTCAGGTGGCGCCATTACGCAGCCCTTGCCGTAGATAGCGAGAGAGGGGCCCCGTAGGCCACCGTACCACCTGTAGCGTTCCACGCCTTCCCGCTCGCCCCTCACGATAGCGGGGGTCGGATAGACCATCAGCTCACGGCCCCCAACCCAGCGCCGCAAGTCCTCCACTCTGGAAAGGTCGAGGTTGGCCTCCACCTCCGTCCACCCTTGCGCGATCTGGACCCCCGTCCCCCGGTAGGACGTGTCACACACGCCCGCAGGCTTCTCCTGCTGCTTGCCCTCCGTAATCTCGCCGCCGCCGTCCCCGTCGTTGTACGCAGGCCCTCCGACCTCGAGGGCTTCGACCTTGACCTTACCGCCACCGCCACCGCCGCCGCCCGTCACAGCCGCCCTCGGACACGCCAGAATCAGCGCGGCCCGCGAACGCGGAGACGGCAGACGCCCCCGCGTGATAGCCCGAGCGACCTTCAGACCCCACGCCTCAAAGTCGGCAGCGTTCTCCAGCATCGCCCGCCCTTCGACCATCGACCCCTGAATCGCCAGATAGGCGACCGGGGGCACCGCGTAGCCCTTCGAGCGTGCCACGCCCGCCACTATGACCTTGAGGAGATACCCCTTCAGGCCACCGACGACCAGACACGCTTCGCAGATGTACGCAACCCACTCATGCCATCGCCAGGTCGGCAAGCCCACCGACGGATGAAACAGGCAAACATCCTCCACCCACTGAGCGGCCTGCCGTACGAGAGCAGCCCGCTCCTTGGACGCCGCGCCCCGCTTCAGGGAGCGGTTGACGGACTCCATCGCGGCCGACGAGTCAATCCGCAGGTGAAGCCCCTCATGGATTGCCGTGGAATAGTCCGTTTCGCCCGCCACCGTCACCAGAGCCACCGGCCCCTTGCTGATGGACGCCCCCAACGTGTCCCCATTCAGATGGGCCGCGACCATCACCGGCCGCCGCGCCAC